TGGAATTGTAGTAGTGAGGTACCCTATCTAATGGCTAAATATTGGGCAGAAATAAATAATTCTAACGAAGTCATTGAAACAACTGTATTTCAAGATGATGTTACTACAGCAGAAAAAGCAGCTGCTGTTAAACCTTTAGCTGATTCTAATAATCAATATGTAGAATATTTTTTAGATGGTGGTTCAAGAAAAATTAGGGCAAGTATTGGTTATACTTATGATTCTAGCAATGATGCTTTTGTAGAACCTAAACCATCTGAATCTTTTACTTACAATACTTCTACAGGTAAATGGGATGAACCGTCAGGAAAACCTGAAGGTTATTCATATTGGGACGAAGACGCTAATACTTGGCAAACTGCTTAATTAAAATTAGGCCCAGTTATCCAACCTACTAAAGCATCTCTTTCACCTTTTATTACAGGTTTAACTTCGTGTGGAAGGAAAGAAGGAAAAACAATTATTGTTCCTTGTTTTCTATTCATTTTTGTTTCTTCGTTTGCATCATACAAAACTAAATCTCCACCTTCATATTTTTCAGGATCTGTAAGTTGAATTGAAAAAGATAGTTTTCTAATTACACTACTAAAAAGTCTATCAGTGTGTTTAGTATATTTTTCATCTTTACCATAAGTAGTAAATTGTAGACTTTCATAAATACCATAAAGTTTAAAATTAAAAAAATCTTTGTTTAAAGATACAATTGCATCAGTAATTTTTCTATATACATCTTGTATCTCCTTATGAGGTGTTAACCATCTAACTTTATTTTTTCTAATTTCATAATTTAATTTTTTATCTTTTCCTACAAAAGCTTCTTCAGGATCCATTGATTTTGCAAAGAATACAAGATCCTCACATTCTTTTTTTGTTAATACATTATCTGCATATGCATAGTGATGTACTTTGTCAGCCTCAAATGGCCAAATTGGACTTATCATTTATATACCTCTCTGTTTCTGGAAACCATAATATATCAATATCTGATTTCTTAAATGTTTTTATTGCGTCTTCATAAGATTCAACTAAAGCCTCTCCAGCAAGATTAAAGGATGTGTTTAATAAAACAGGAACATTAGTTAAATATTTAAATTCAGTAAGTAATTCAAAAAAATGAGGAATAGAGTTGTTTACAGTTTGTATACGACAAGAACTGTCAACATGAATTACACCCGGTATAATATTTTTTTTCTCTTTTCTAACAGGAAAAGAAATAGTCATAAAAGGAGATTCATTTAAACCATGCATATTAAAATACTCATTTGCATCTTCTTCTAAAACAGAACAAGCAAACGGTCTGTACCATTCTCTTTTCTTAATCTTATTTACTATGTCTTTGGCATTTTTATTTCTTGCATCAAATAAAATAGATCTATGTCCTAAAGCTCTAGGACCTGATTCTGCTTTTCCATAATATACTGCAACTGTTTTTTGTTTAGATAAAGCTTTTGCTATATCAGCAACACTACATTTTTTTCCAACAGGTTTAATTTTTTCTTTAGTATGATTAAAAAAGGTATGAACTAATTTACGAATTGTTTTGTCTTTGTTTAATGTTCTATGTAAGTCCATAGCTGCACCAAGACTATTTCCAGAATCATCTGCTAAAGGTTCAAAATAAAAATTTAAGTGAGGTAGCTTTTCAATTAAATATCCGTTTGTTACAACGTTCAATGCATAACCTCCTGTTAAACAAACATTACGTATTCCTGTTTTTTTAACAAACTTCTTAACTAAATAAAGAACCATTTCCTGAGTTTGTTTTTGAACTTGAAAAGCATAGTCTGCATATAAAGATTTTCTTTTATCAAAGTTTTTATTTTGTAAACCAAAATGTTCTTTGTAACCTACTTCCATGCCGTGATAATGAAAATATAAATCATCATTCATTAAGTCAGGAAATTTTTTATCTTTTCCGTAACCAGCAAGACCCATAGTTTTTCCATTTTCTAAAACATGTTGACCAATTAATGTTGTTGCAGATTCATAGACTTTGGTAATGTTCATAGTGCTATCACCTTTTACTTCTGCATCTTTAAATATTTTTTTCATTTTAGAAACAAGCTGATGATTTTCTACATCATGGTCTTGTCCTTTATTAACAAGAAAATAATTTTTATATATAGTTTTAAAATTAGCAGGATACTTACAAGTAAATACGGATTCACTTTCTCTCATTCTATCTTCCATCATTGCACCATTTCTATCAATAACAAAAGTTAAAGCTTCTTTAAAACCACTATTGTTAAAAGCTAAAGTTGCATGAGCTAAATGATGATCCTGACAATATTTTATAATTTGACAACCTTTAGGGTTTTTTATTTTTGTCCACATATACATTTGTAACCAATCAACACCTTGAGAATTTGGTGTTGGGGAACATATAACTATTTTATCAATTGGTGTATCTTGATAATTATCTAAAACATAATTTAAAACAGTAAGTTGATTTTCACCTAACTCATCTCTTTTTTTACGTGTTAATCTTTCTTGTTTTGAAAAATATGTAATTTCTCCATCGTCTAAGATGCAAACACTAGCGTCATGGTAAGGAGATATTCCTAATATTCTCATTTAAAAAAATTAAAATTTGTATTGTACCTAGCTGGTTGATCTGTGCACGTCGTGCTTCGATGAGGCCTTGCTGCATTAAATAGTAACATTCTATTTGCAACAGATTTTATCTCAGTTCCATTTTCTAAAATGGTTTTACCATTATTGGTATTCCAATAAAAGAGAGCACCTCTATGCTCAAAGTCTTCATCCACATGACTAGCATGTGTTATGATTTTTTCTGTTCTAGGATAACAATTCATTTTAATTCTTATAAAAGCTTTTGCATCTAGTCTCAGTGCTAGGTTCTGAAAATGCCCCCAAAAGTTAGAACAAGGAGAATAGTCTTGATAAAGAATATGTGTAAAATATATATTTTTATCAAAGCTATTTACTTGCTTTTGAAAAAACCAAGGCATTTGATCACCCATAACCAAATCTTGCAATTGCTTGAAATAGGTTTTATCCATAAAATTATCTATGATAGTAAAGCCTAGATCTTTTTTATCGTTTTCTTTCATCATTTATGATATGGCTATACTCTATTATATAAAAATAGTCTAGTCAAATAAACAAAATTAGGTATTATAGACAGATATGCTTCAAAAAATTAATTTTAGACCAGGTTTTAATAAACAAGATACTGAAACAGGTGCTGAAGGTCAATGGACTGACGGAGACAATGTTAGATTTAGATATGGTCAACCAGAAAAAATAGGGGGTTGGTCAGAACTTGTTAATGCAACTTTAGCAGGTCCTGCTCGTGATCAACTTAGTTGGTCAGACTTAGATGGTAGAAAGTATGCTGCCATTGGTACATCTAAGTTATTAGTAATTTATTACGAGTCTGCTTTTTATGATATTACACCTGTAGAAGCAGATCAATCAGATGTAACTTTTACAACCACAAACGGATCAGCTACAGTAACTGTAAATGTAACGGCAGCACAAGTTGCTGTTGGAGACTATGTAAAATTTAAAAGTGTAACATTACCTGGAAGTGGTACGTCTTTTGTTGCAGCAGATTTTACAACAAATGTTTTTGAAGTAACATCTTTAAGCGGAAGTAATGCATATACAATTACAATGCCTTCAAATGAAACAAGCTCTGGTATATCTTCTGCTGGATCAGCGACTCAGAATAGATATGTAACCATAGGACCCATTGCACAAACTTCGGCGTTTGGTTGGGGTACAGATACTTACGGTAGTGAAAAATGGGGAGAAGCATCAACATCTTCAAATGTAACATTAGATCCTGGTAACTGGTCACTGGACACTTTTGGTCAAACTCTTGTTGCAACAATTCACAACGGCAGAACTTTTACTTGGAATACTATTGCTCAAGATGGCCCATCGGCAATTGATACAAGAGCAGTTGTAATGACAAATGCACCTACAGCTTCAGTTATGACTCTTGTGTCAGATAGAGACAGACATTTGTTTCATATAGGAACAGAAGAAACTATAGGTAATACAGATACACAAAATAAAATGTTTATTCGATTTTCAAACCAAGAAGACTTTAATACTTATACTCCAACTGCAACAAATACTGCAGGAACATTTTTACTTGATCAAGGAAATGAAATTATAGCCGCTGTTCAAGGTAAAGATTATGTGTTGGTTTTAACTGATCAAGCAGCTTATGTAATTCAATTTGTTGGACCACCTTTTACTTTTTCACTTAGACAAGTTGGTTCTAACTGTGGGTGTTTATCACAACACACTTTGGTATATTCACAAGGAGCTGTATATTGGATGGGTTTCGGTGGAGGCTTTTTTAAATTTGATGGAACAGTAACACAATTAGGATCACTCGTAGAAGATTTTGTATTTACAACTGGAAACTCTAATTTAGGTATAAACTATGAAGCTAGTAAAATTGCTTATGGTGAACACAACAGTTTATACAATGAAATATTTTGGTTTTATCCAAAAGCAGGATCAGCTCAAATTGATAGAGTAGTAACCTATAACTATGTAGAAAATACTTGGTCAACAGGATCTTTATCCAGAACAAGTTATCAAGACAATCATACTTATTCATTGCCTTATGCTACTGAATTTTTAGCAAGCACTGTACCCTCTTTTCCAGTTATTAATGGTGCATCAAATACATACGGAGCAACGAGATTTTGGGCACATGAAACAGGCACTAATGCTGTTCTTGCTGATACTACATCGTTTGCTATAACTTCTTATGTAATATCTGGTGATTATGATTTAGACGCGCAACAAGGTTTAAATGGAGCAGGTGAAAATATTATGAGAGTATCTAGATTTATACCCGACTTTAAAAATTTAGAAGGTAATGCAAAAGTCACTTTAAGATTTAGAAACTATCCAGCATCATCCGAAACAACTGATAATAATTATCCTTTAGTTACAGGACCTTTTACAATTAATACTACAACTGAATTTAAAAGCACAAGAGTTAGAGGAAGACAAGTAAGTCTGAAAATTGAAAATGATGGTAAAGACCAGTCGTGGAGATATGGCACTTTAAGATTAGATATTCACGCAGGAGGTAGAAGATAATGGGTACAATAACACCAGTTTTTCCAGATCCAGTAGATGAGTATAAAGTTGATAATCAAAGACAACTTATTGAAGCCTTGGATACTCTAAAAAATCAACTTAATTTTGGATATAAACAAGATATAAGAAATGAGGAGGACCAGAAAAACTGGTTTCTTAGTTAATGGCAAATTTTTATAAAAGCGAAACTTTTAATTTAACAACAACTAATTTGACAACTGTGTTAACTATTAACACATCATCTGTTGCGATAGTTAAAGCAGTTCAAGCTAGTCATGCAACAGCTAGTAATGTAGATGTAGATCTATTTCTTAAGAAATTTGGTGGTTCTGATGTGGAGATATCACATGCGGAGTTAAACAAATCCTCTATAAATTTAGCTAAAGATATAATAAATATGGAAGAAGGTGATGTATTAAAAGCACAAGCAGATGCTGCTAATCAGATCACTGGACAAGTAAGCTATCTTCTGATAGATAGATCACAAGAAAATGGATAAAGAAATACCAAAAATAGAAACGATAACAAAACAAACTTTTAGAAGTAAGTCTACGGATAAATGTTATGATAGCAAAGAATTGTTTTTAGAAAATCATTCTATCGAAGATTTAGCTACAGACACTACTATTACTGTAACAAACAAAGGATTAGATTTGTTACAAAAAGTAATGGACAGAAAGTAATTTATGCAAGAACCACGAGGTGGTACTGAATTACAGTTTGAATATTTAAAAAAGCATGTTGATAAAAGTTTTTTAGATAAAGTTCAAATAACAACTTCAGTTCCAGAAAAAATTCCGTTACATCCAACAAAGCCAAACATACTTTGGCAAAAAAATTCTTATGATCAACCTAATTTAAGACCTTGGTTTTTAGATAAAAACAATCACAAAAAATATGATTGGTATGTATTTAACTCACATTGGAATTATGAACAATTTAGAAAAGAGTTTGATGTACCAACAGAAAAATGTTTAGTAATTAAAAATGGAATAGATAATATTAAACCTAGAGATCTTCAAAAAAAAGATAAAAAAGTAAAATTAATTTTTCATCCTACACCTTGGAGAGGATTAAATGTAATGTTAGCAACGATGCAACTTATAAAAAATCCTAATATAGAATTAGATGTTTATTCTTCTTGTGAAGTATATGGTACAGCATTTAAACAAATGAATGATAAACATTATGAAGAATTATATTCTCAAGCTAAACAGCTACCGAATGTTAATTATATTGGATATAAACCAAATGAATATATAAAAGAAAATTTACATAAATATGATATGTTTGTTTATCCTAATATTTGGGAAGAAACTTTTTGTATATCTGCAGTAGAAGCTATGGCAGCTGGTTTATACATTATTACTACAGACTTTGGAGCTTTGTATGAAACTTGTGCTGAGTTTTCAAC